CGAGGTTCCACCAACGGATCACGACCCCTGGCGTCACAGGGAGGTCAGCGACGATGAGGACCAAGAGCACCGCCTACATCGAGTGGAAGGCGGGCACCGACCCCGGCGAGCTGGAGGGCTACGCCTCCGTGTTCGGCAACGTCGATGAGGTCGGCGACGTCGTCAGGCCCGGCGCGTTCAAACGCACCATCGACCATTGGCGCAAGTCGTCACAACCGATGCCGCTGATCGCGGACCATCAGATGAGCACCGATGGCGTCGTCGGCTCGATCTCTGGCCTCGCCGAGGACCAGCGCGGGCTCCGGTTCAAGGCCCGGTTCTCCCGGTCGGAGAAGGCCCAGCGGCTCCGCCAAGACATCCTCGATGGCCACATCCGCGGGACCTCGTTCACCTACGAGGTCATGCGCGACAGCCCCGGGACCGGCTCGGTCGCCGGTAAGGCCGTGCGCCGGTTCCTCGACGAGCTGCGCCTGTTCGAGATCACGATCTCGCCGTTCCCGATCAACCCGATGGCCGGGGTCACCGCCGCGAAGGCGGTCGTGGACCAGCCATGGGACGGCGACGCCGCCCGGTTCACGCCCGAGCAGTGGCGCAAGTCGTGCCTCATCGACACCGGTCAGGGCGACGTCGACAGCAAGGCCCGGTACAAGCTCCCGGTCCGGGAACCGAACGGCGACGTCAACCGCAACGCCCTCGGGTCCGCCGCCGGGGCGCTGGCCGGCGCCCGCGGTGGCCTGACCGACGTGTCGTCCGACGTGATGCAGAAGGCGGCCCGGTCGCTCATGAGCCTCTACGGCGAGGCCGACATGGACCCACCCGAGCGGGTCCGCACGATCGCCGGCGCCGGCTCCTCCTCGATGGCCGAATGGATCGAGTCCATGCAACACGCCGTCGCGATCACCAACCCCTACGCCCGCAAGGCCGCCATCGATGAACTCGTCGCGGTCTACGACCCGGGCACCGACGATCTGGCACCCGGCACGGGGGACGCCCCTGCCACTGCCAGCGACACCACTGACAACGGTGGGTCGCCTCCCGATGACGCCTACGCGGTGTCATTCCTCAGCGGCCGGTCCGACGGGACGGCCACCGGAGACCCGCAGTCCGCACTCCCCGGTCCCCTCGCCGAACTCGACCAACAGCGCTCGAACGCAGAGATCGACGCCCTGGAGGCCGAGCTCCGATCAGCCCTGGAGGACTGATGGCTGAGCAATACAAGACGCTGATGGAAAAGGCCATGTCGTGTCTGCACATGGCCCGCGCCATCAACGACCGCTACCCCGACCCGACCAAGATGCCGGGCGAAGAGGTCGAGAACCGCAAGGCGCTGCTCCAGGAGGGCAACCGGCTGCGGCAGATGGCCGAGATCCAGAAGCAGCAAGACGAGCTGGAGGGCTGGGCCGCTGGTCCGCCCGATGACCACCCCGCGCTTGCTGCGATGGCGGCCGCGAACCACAGCAAGGCCGACACCGACGACGCGCTCGCCGCGGTGACCCGGGACCGCCAGACCAAGGCGTTCCTCCGGTGGTTCCGTGGGCAACGTCTCACCGACGAGGAGCAGAAGGCCCTCGACTACGTCAGCACCGAGGGCAAGGCCGCGCTCGTCGAGAACGCGACCGGCGAGGTCCTCGTGCCCCACGACATCACCGGGCCCATCTTCAAGGAACTTCCCCACCTCGGGACCTTCCGGGGAGCAGGCCCGCTGGTCCGGCGGACGACCTCGAACAAGGTCGATGTCCGGTCCCTGACCGGCGCCACCGCGGGCTGGGGGAAGCTGGAGGTCGGCTCCACGCCGGCCACCGACGTCAACGTGGTCCCCAACACCCCGGCCGACGTCATCGAGGTCCACGACCTGGTCGGCCTCTCGAAGGTCGGTGTGGACGAGCTCGCCGACACCGACGTCAACCTCGCGGCGCTCATCCAGCAGATCGTGGGCCTCCAGTTCGCCCAGATGGAAGACGACGCGTTCGCCAACGGCAACGGCACGTCCAAGCCGTTCGGGCTCGCCATGCGGGCGACGCAGGCCTCGCCGCTCATCACGCAGTCGGTGACCGCCGCGGGCGGCACCGTCACGGGCGACAACCTCAAGTCGCTTCCCTTCCAGGTCCCGACCGTCTACCGGCAGAACGGCGCCTTCTTCGTCGCCGATGACCTCGCGCTCGCGATGTCGCTGCTCAAGGACGCGAACTCGAACTACCTGTGGCAGCCCTCGGCGCGGGCCGGCGAACCGCCGACCTGGTCGGGCTACCGGGTGTTCACCCTGGAAGGGCTGCCCCGGATCGACTCGGGCAACTCGACGCCGTCGGGCATCTTCGGTGACCCGAACCTCGGCTACATGGTCGCTGACCGCCAGCAGATCAGCGTCCAGCGGCTCGATGAGCTGTACGCCGCGGATGGACAGGTCGGGTTCCTCTTCAAGCTGCGGGTCGGTGGCGACGTCATCCGGCCCAAGGCGTTCGCGAAGTACATCGTCGTCTGAGCGACGGGAGGTCCTCGGAATGAAGGTCAGGCTTCACGGTGGCGGGGTCTTCTACGGCCCCCACGGGGTCATGGAGTCCCACGCGCCCGGCTCGGTCATCGAGACCGACGACAGCGACCAGGTCGCCGTCGACTACTGGCTCGAGCGGGTCGATGCCGGTGCCGCCGAACTCATCGAGGAACCGGCCACCAAGACCAAGGCCAGCAAGGCCACCAAGGCCACGGCCAAGGCGAGCGACAAGGCAACGACCGAGGGCCAGCAGGGCAAAGGCTGAGCAGGTCGGGACCCGGTCCTCGCGGGGGTGACGGGTCCCGACCGCTCTACCACCCCCGCACAAACCCCCGCACCGATAGGAGCACCACCCATGAAGATCCTCTGGCACTCTGTCGCCCCTTGGGTTGGCACCGGCTACGGACAGCAGACCGCCACGTTCACACCCCGCATCCAAGCGCTAGGGCATGACGTCGCCATCTCCGCCTACTACGGGCTGAGCGGCTCCCAGCTCCGGTGGAACGGCCTGCCGTGCTACCCGGCCTACGAGGTCAGCTGGGGCAACGACGTCATCATCACCCACGCTCTCGATCACTTCGATGTCGAGGGCAAGACGTTCCGGGAGGCCGCGGCGTCCGGGCTCATCCTGACGCTCACGGACGTCTGGGTGCTGACCGCCCCGCTCCTGCCCGAGATGGCGGTCGCCGCGTGGGCGCCTGTGGACCACCTGGAGCTCCCGGGCATCACGCGGCGCTGGTTCCAACGGTCCGGCGCGCAGCCAATCGCCATGTCTCGGTTCGGAGAGCGCACGATGCGCGAGGCCGGCCTGTCGCCGCTGTACGTGCCTCACGGCATCGACACCCGGACTTTCCGCCCCGGTAACAAGGCGGAGGCACGCGAGAGGACCGGGCTCCCCGAGGACGCGTTCGTCATCGCGATCGTCTCGGCCAACGTTGGCAAGGACGGCAACCGCAAGGCGTTCGCCGAGCAGATCACGGCGTTCGCCGAGCTACGGCGCCGCCACAAGGACGCGCTGCTAGTCCTCCACACCGACGTTGCGAACCAGGCCGGCAACGACCTCCGCCGGCTCCTCGACCGGCTGCCCCCGAAGTCGTACATCTACACCGACCAGTACGCCTACCGCCGCGGCATCCCGCCCGAGGTCGTCGCCGACATCTACCGCAGCGCCGACATCCTGTCGAACTGCACATGGGGCGAAGGGTTCGGGGTGCCGGTGGTCGAGGCCCAGGCGTGCGGCACCCCCGTGGTCGTCACCGACGCCACGGCCATGATCGAACTGTGCGGCGCCGGCTGGCGGGTCCCGTTCACGCCGCTCTGGCACGAGATGCAGGACGCATGGGCCGCCATCCCTCACGTGCCCGCGATCATCGATGCCTACGAGGAGGCCTACGACGGCAAGGCGGAGCAGCTCCGGGACGACGCGGCAGCGTTCGGCGCCTCCTACGACGCCGATTTCGTGACCGACGAGTACTGGAAACCGACGCTCGACACCCTCACCGAGATGCTCGACCAGCGGGCCGAGGACGCCCGCAAGCCCCAGCGCCGGGCACCCAACGTCACCGAGGCCGACGGCCTCCTGTGGATCGACCGCGGGAAGGGAACCGAGGACAGCCTCGGGCCCAGCACCACGCACGAGGCCGCAGTCGAGCCGCTCCTCGCCGAGCTGATCCCCGAGGGCGGGATCGTGCTTGAGGTCGGCGCCCACGTCGGCCACTACTCGCTGCGGCTCGCCGACCGGGCCGCGCTCCTCATCGCCGTCGAGGCCAACCCGGACACCGCCTCGATACTTCACCGGAACCTGGTCATCAACGGGATCAACAACGTGCACGTCGTGCAGGTCGCGGCATGGGACGAATCGACCCGGCTCCGGCTGGAGGACCCGAACAAGATGACCGCCGGGGGCTCGACACGCACGCTCCCGGCTGAGGGCGGGCCGTGGCGTCGGGGACCAGAGGACGTGTGGCATGTCGGTCCGCCGCCGGCCGGCGAGGCCGTCGAGATCCTTGACGCCGATGAGGACGTGGCCAGCGGTGTGGTCGAGGTTCAGGCCGAGCCGCTCGATGAGGTCATCACCGAGCTCCCACGGCTCGATCTGGTGAAACTCGACGTCGAGGGCGCCGACCTCCACGCGCTGCGCGGCATGGCCAAGCTGCTCGCGACCCATCGACCGGTCCTGTTCATCGAGTGCCACGACTACTGCGGCTACTACACCCGGGCCGAGCTCGAACAGACCCTGACCGAGCTGGGCTACACCTGGACGACCGCGGTCACCTACCAGAGCCTGTGGTCCCCGGACGGCATCCTCGATGAGCCAGTGGCCGCGGACTATCTACGCTGTCTACCTGTGGGGGACATCGACCAGAAGTACAGCCGGATCGGCCGGGAAGCGGTCATCGAGCAAGGGGCCTCGCAGCTGCCCGACGAGCTGGCCGAGGCCCTCGCCGTGGTCGCCGGCATCGACCCCAAGGTCATCCTGGAGGTCGGGTGCGACCTCGGTGGCACGCTGTACGCCTGGCGGGAAGCGTTCCCCGAAGCGGCCGTGCTGGGCATCACGCTGGCCGATAACAGCTACGCGACCGGTGGGTCCGGAGACCACGTCGACCGCAGCCTCGACACCCACGGGGCGACCGTCCGGATCGGCGACTCCCACGACCCCCAGACCCGGCGATGGGTGGTCGAGGCGCTCGGCGAGCGGCCCATCGATGTGCTCGTGCTCGATGGCGATCACTCCCGCGGTGGGCTGTACGCCGACCTCGGGGACTACGGGCCGCTCGTGCGGCCCGGTGGCCTGATCCTGCTGCATGACATCGCCAGCCTCGGCGACCCCCGGACCGAGGTGCACCAGGTCTGGCCCGAGCTCGCCGACCGCTACGAGACCAGCGAGATTCGCTCACCGATCCGGCACTACGGCTGGGGCATCATCCATGTCGGACCCGACGGCTGGCCGTCCACCACCACTGAGGCGACGTGACGCTCGCGACCCAAGTCGATGTGGAGGCCTCGCTCATGCGGGGCCTCACTGACACCGAGGCCAGCTACATCACCGAGCTACTCACCCGCGCCGATGGGCTCATCGCCGGCGAACTGCCCTACGTCAGCTTCTCCGGCACCGCCCGGTCGACCGCCACGATCCCGGGCTCGGACTCGTTCGAGGTCTGGCTGCCCGGCCGCCTGGTGACCGACGTCGTCAGCGTCGTACTCGATGGCGGCACGCTCGCCTACGGAACCGACTACGACTGGTCCGAGTTCGGTGACCTTGCCCGCACCTCCGGGAACAAGATCTGGCCGCGCACCTCGACGATCGACGTCGTGTGGGATTGGGGCATGGAGTCCCCGACACGGGACATCGTCACCGTCGCCGCCGACATGGTCGCCGCCGCCATCGGCAACCCCGACGGCAAGCGACAGGAGACCATCGGCCAGTACAGCTACACCCTCGCCGAGGCATCCGCCCGCCTGACGCTGCGCGACGACCAGCGCCGCATCTTGAACCGCTACCGGTTCCCGCGGTGACCTGATGCTGCCGGCCCACCTCCAACCCCACCGGGTGGTTGTGGTCCACCCAGCCGCTACGACGGACCCGGTCGCCGGCACGGTCTGGGACTACGGCAGCTCAGCGACCCGGAGCACCGTGGACGGATGGATGCAGGAGGACCAGGCAACCGAGACGTTCGCCGACGGCCGCGACGTCATGGGTCAGCGCTGGACACTCCTGACAAACTCCCTCACCATCGATGCGAACGACCGGATCGAGTGGGACGGGCACCCCGCGGGCTCCCAGGTGTTCACGGTCGATGGTCCACCCGCCCCGGTTCCCACACCACGTGGCCACCACCACCTGGAGGCGAGGCTACGGAAGGTCGAGGGCTGACATGGCCAACAACGTGCGGATCAAGATCATCCCCGGCGCCATCGATCGCCTGCTCAAGGAACCAGGCGTGCAGGCCGACCTCCGGCGCCGCGGCGAAGCGATCGCCGCTCGGGCCGGACCCGGCCACACCGTCGACCTCAACATCGAGTCACGCCGGGCCAGCGTGATCGTCGTCACCACCTCGTTCGAGGCGATGCAGGCCGAGGCCTCGCACCGCAACCTCACCCGAGCGGTCGAGGCCGGACGTGGCTGACCTCGCCGGCTCGCTTATCGTCTGGCTCCGGCCACTCATCGCCCCCACGGCGATCGCTGGCCGGGTGCCCCGCGACCTACCGGACGAGTTCGTGCTCCTCCGCCGTATCGGTGGACCGTGGGACTGGCCGGTTACCGACGTCCCCACCATCGGGGTCGAGTGCTGGGGTCCGACCGAGACCGCGGCCTACGACCTCTGCCACGACGTGCGGGCCCGGATCCACGGCCTCCAGGGCGGCACCGTGAACTCGATCGCCATCTACCGGGTCGAGGAGTTCGCCGGCCCCGCTCTGCTCCCCGACCCCAACCACGAGAACAAGCCGCGGTTCGTCGCCACGTACTCGATCCGCCACCGGGAGAACCTCGCCGTTCCAACGTGAGTCACTGTCTCACCTGGGACCTGGGGGCTACGCTCCGGCTGCGAGTCCCTAGCGAGCAGAGGAGCGAGACATGGTTCTTTCCGCCAGCCTTGTCGAGGTCGCAGCGACCGGCGCCATCTACATGAGCACCATCGGCGCCGTCGCACCAACCAACGCAACCGCCGCGTGGTCCACCGCCTGGAAAGACCTGGGCTACATGAACGAGGACGGGTTCACTGAGGACCCCAGCCTCGATAGCGAGGAGATCAAGGCCTGGCAGAACGGGGCGATCGTCCGCAAGGTGATCACCGGCTCTGGCCTGGACTTCTCGTTTACCGCCATCGAGACCAACCTCAAGACGCTCGAGCTGTTCTACCCCGGCTCGACCCTGGAGGCCGTCGCTGGCCCGCCCGTCGAGACCAAGGTCACCGTCAAGGTCCCCACCGCGGTGGACAAGGCGTTCGGGTTCGACGTCCTCGATGGCACCACCCGGATGCGGATCGTCGTGCCGTCGGCGCGGCTGTCCGACCGCGGCGAGGTCAACTACGTCAACGGGGCGCCGATCGCCTACCCGTTCACCGTGTCGGTGACCCCCGACTCGGCGGACGTCCTCTGCCTCAAGTACCTCAACCCGCAGCTGGCCCTCTAGGCCATGGCCGGCACCAACGGGGCTACCAAGCCCAGCACCGAGATGCTCGACCTCGATGCCCTGGAGCGGGACCAGAGCGTCGAACCGCTGTCGTTCCGGCTCGGGGGCCAGGTCTTCACGATGGCGCACCCCAGCGACCTCGACTGGCACCATCAGACCACCTTCGATGGGGGCGACTTGGGCGCGATCATGCCTCTACTGCTGGGCGACCAGTACGAGGCCTTCGCCAAGCACGACCTCCCGGGATGGAAGCTCGATGCGCTGATGATCGCCTGGGGGAAGCACGTAGGTATCGACATGGGGGAATTGGAGGCCTCGTCGGCATTCTCCGTACCTACGGTGAAGCCGTCGAGGCGGACCTCAGGCGGTACTACCAAGTCCGGCTCTCGGACCTCGCGGCGGGGTCGCTGAGCTGGCGCGAGCTACGCGTGCTGCTCCGCCACCTCCCCCCTGAGTCGGCGACCGCGATGGCCGTCAACGGCGACCGAGAACCTCCCTGGACAAGGCTTGAGCACCTCCTGGCCGGAGTGTTCGACTCGCTCCAGATGCTGGCGTGGCAGAACGCCAACCAGGGCAAGAAGTCACCGTCACGCCGGCCAAGGCCGCTGCCCCGGCCGGGTGTCGAGCAGCCCGGTCAGCACTGGGGTACGGCCCGGCCTCTGTCCGAGGTCAAGGCCGCGCTCGCCTCAAGCCGGCCTGGAGCGGGCTAGATGCCGGTCGAGCTCGCCGTCGCGTATGTGTCGCTGGTCCCTTCGGCGAAGGGGATCACGTCGGCGATCTCCAAAGAGCTGAGCGGCCCGACCAGCAAGATCGCGGCTGAGGCCGGGTCCAAGGCGTCGGCCTCGTTCAGCGAGAAGTTCGCGTCCGGGCTGTCCAAGGCCGGCCAAGGCATATCCAAGGCCGGGGACAAGCTGTCGCTCGCCGTGACCGCGCCGCTCGCGTTGCTCGCGGTCAAGGCGACCGACGCGGCGTCGGACCTAAACGAGTCGGTCAACGCCACGAACGTCGTCTTCGGGAAGTCAGGACAGGTGATCGACCAGTGGGCCGCCAAGTCGGCTACCTCGTTCGGTCTGTCGGCCCGAGCCTTCCGGGAGGCGGTCACCCCGATGGGTGCCTCCCTACAGAACCTGGGGCTGGCCCAGGCCGACGCCGCCGACTGGTCGGTCAAGCTCGCTGGCCGGGCGTCGGACATGGCGTCGGTGTTCAACACCAACGTGTCCGACGCCCTAGAGGCGATCAACGCCGGGCTGAGGGGCGAGGCCGACCCGCTCGAACGCTACGGCGTCGGGCTCAGCGAGGCCGCGGTGCAGGGCGAGGCGATGCGTCTGGGCCTAGGGAAGATGACCGCGGACCTGGGCAAGGTCGAGGCCGCTCAGCTCAAGGTCGAGCGGGCCCAGCGGACCGCCGCGGAGGCGGCCCGCAAGCATGGGGCCTCATCGCTTGAGGCGCGGGAAGCGAACAACCGGCTGGCAGCCGCCCAGGCCAACCTGGAGAAGGCGACCGCGGGTGGGACGGCCGAGCTGAGTGCCCAGGACAAGGCCCAGGCCCGGCTGTCGCTGATCATGCGGCAGACCGAGAAGATTTCGGGCGACTTCGCCAACACCTCGAACCAGGCCGCCAACGCGCAGCGCATCGAGGCCGCCCGCGCCGAGGACGCCGCCGCCGCCTTCGGCCAGCAGCTGCTCCCCATCAAGCAGAAGCTCATCCGGGTGGCCGGTCAGCTCCTCGATGGGTTCAACAACCTCTCGGAAGGCCAGAAGGACCTCATTGTCAAGGCTGGGCTCGTCGCCGCGGCACTGGGCCCGGTTCTGTCGGTGACGGGCCGGCTGACCCGGGCGTTCTCTGGGGCCGTCAAGGCCGGTGGCGCCGTGGCCAAGTTCTCCTCTGGGGTCATCAAGGGGATGCGCGGCGTTTCGACCGCGGCCGATGGCGCGAGCACCAGCGTGGCCCGCAGCTTCGGCAGGATGGTCGGCAACGCCATCCGGGCCACCGCCACGATCGTCAAGCAGATCGCCATCCAAGTCCCCCGCTGGGTGTGGATGGGCATCCAAGCCCTGCTGAACGCCGCGAAGGTCGCGCTC